CTCTCAGAACGGCATGGACCAGTTTTACATGGGGTACAACATGGCGATGGCCGCCGAGTATATCGGCGACTGCGCCTTCTTCCTGAAAGCCTTCCAGCTCAGCCTGGAGGCGATGTCGGCGATCGACGTCTACCGCGTCACCGAGACTGTCAAGGTCGAGCGCCTCGATCCGGCGACGAAGACCGTCGTGGTCGAGAACGAGAAGCGCGACATCGTCACGTACCGGATCCGGACGGCTGCCGGCTTCAAGATCGAGGCGCTGTCGTCGGCGCCGCATAACTGGCGCGGCCGGCAAGGGCATGCGCGGATCGACGAAGCGGCGTTCCACCAGAACCTCGGCGAGGTGGTGAAGGGCGCACTGGCCTTCCGCATGTGGGGCGGCCGGATCGACATCGTCTCGACGCACAACGGCGAAGACAACGAGTTCAACGGCTTCGTCAAGGACGTCAAGGCGCGGAAGCTGCCGTGGTCGCTGCACAGCGTCTCGTTCGACGGCGCGCTGCGCGACGGGTTCTTCCGCCGCGTCTGCCTCGTGCGCGGCGTCGACTGGTCGAAGGAAGCCGAGGTCGCCTACCGCGCCGACATCTACGCCGACTATCCGCGGCGCGAGGATGCGGATGAAGAGCTTGGCGTGATCCCGAAGCGCGGCAGCGGCGCGTATTTCTCGCGCATGCTGATCGAGGGCTGCCAGGACGAGACGATCCCGGTGCTGCGCTTCGCCAAGCCGGCCGGCTTCGTCACCGATCCGACGCGCGACGCCGTCGCCCAGGAATGGATCGAGGCAATGTTGCTGCCGGTGATCCGGGAGATGTCTACCGGCAAGCGGACGGTGCTCGGCCAGGATTTCGGGCGCGACGGCGACCTGTCGGTGATTCTCGTGCTGCAGCAGGAAGACGCCTCGCTCTGGCGCGCCGCCTTCATGGTCGAGCTGCGGCGCATCCCGTTCGACGTGCAGCAGAAGATCCTGTTCGCGATCGGCGACAACCTGCCGCTCTTCTGGCACGGCAAGCTCGACGCGCGCGGCAACGGCCAGAGCCATGCCGAAGCGGCGCTGCAGAAGTACGGCGCGACGCGGATCGACTGCGTCAAGGCGACGACGCAATGGTACGCCGAGCACTTCCCGCCCTACCGGCGCGCCTATGAGGACCGGTCCATCCGCATGCCGGGCGGCGAGGACGTGATCGCCGACCATCGCCGCGTGCACCTGGTCAACGGCAGCCCGGCGGTCGACGACAAGCACGACAAGGGCAGCGACGGCGAGCAGCGGCATGGCGACAGCGCGATCGCCGGCGTGCTGGCGTGGGCGGCGGCGCGGTCGGACGGCGTGCCGGTCGAGCACCGATCGTCCGGCGTCGTGCGCGCCGGGCATGGCGGGTTCGCCGCGCCGGCCGGGACCGAGGTCGCCGGCGGCGGCGGGTTCGGGATGGACGGGTTTGTCGAGGGCCGCGGCATGAACGGGTTTCTGTGATGGCGGAAGACGCGAAGAACCTTCCGGCGCAGGCCGCGCCGGCGCCGCCGGCGCCGACCGTGGGCGAGATCGCCGTCATCACCGACGGCAAGGACATCACGCGCGGCTTCGTCATCCCCGGATGGCCGCTGACGCCCCAGGACAACATCCTCCGCGCCCGCGGCGGCAACTATCAGATCTACGAGTGGGTGGCGCAGGACGATCAGGTCCAGTCGACCTTCCAGCAGCGCCGGCTGGCCGTGGTCGGCCGGGAGTACGAGGTCGAGCCGGGCGGCGATAGCGCGCTCGACAGGAAGGCGGCCGACAGCCTGAAGGCGCAGCTCGACGCGCTCGACTGGAACGGCGTCACGGACAAGATGCTGTGGGGCGTCTTCTACGGCTACGGGATCGCCGAGTGCATCTGGGCGGCAGATGGCGGCGAGGTGGTGCTCTCCGGCGTCAAGGTGCGCAAGCAGCGGCGGTTCCGGTTCAACGAGAAACAGGAGCCCGTCCTCATCACCTTCGGCCAGCCGCTCGGCGAGGCGCTGCCGGAGCGGAAGTTCTGGCATTTCCGGACCGGCGCGGACAACGACGACGAGCCCTACGGCCTCGGGCTGGCGCACTGGCTGTACTGGCCCGTCTTCTTCAAGCGCAACAACCTGAAGTTCTGGCTGGTCGCGTGCGAGAAGTTCGGGCAGCCGACGGCGGTCGGCAAGTACCAGCCAGGCGCGACGCACGAGGATCAGAACCGGCTGCTGCAGGCGACGCGCGCGTTCGCGACCGAGACCGGGATCATCATCCCGATCGGGACGGAGATCTCGCTGCTGGAGACGGTGAAGGGCGCCGGCGCGGACTACGTCAATCTCTACGACAAGATGGACGCCGCGATCTCGAAGGTGGTCCTGTCGCAGACGATGACGACGGACGACGGCGCCAGCCTCAGCCAGGCGCAAGTCCATGCCGACGTCGCCGAGAGCGTCATCGACGCCGACGACACGCTGATCAGCGCCAGCTTCCGCGCGGGGCCGGCGACATGGCTCACGGAATGGAACTATCCCGGCGCGGCCGTGCCGATCATCCGGCGCCGCAAGCCGGATCCGGATCTGGCACCGAAGGCCGATCTCGATACTAAGCTGTTCAACCTCGGCTGGGTGCGCGACGACGACTCGTTCCGCGCCACGTACGGCGACGGCTATGTGCGCAAGCAGGTCCAGGCGCCGCCTCCGGAGGACGGCGCCGACGCCTTGCCACCGGGCGATCCCGGCGCGGGCGGCGGCGGCGATGCGGCGAAGCAAGGCGACGGAAAGGACGGCGGCGCCGCGGCTTCCTTCGCTGATCCGGAGGACGCGCCGCACCCGAAGGCGGCCGACCAGCTCGCGGCGCAGCTCGGCGACGCCAACGCGGCGACGGTCGAAGGCTGGGTCGCCGAGTTCGCCGCCCTGCTGCGCGACGCCGGCTCGCTGGAGGAAGCGCGCGATCGGCTCCTGGAGCTGCACCCGAAGATGGCGCCGGCGCAGTTCGCCGACGTGATGGGCCGCGCTGTCCTCGCCGGCGATCTCGCCGGCCGCGCCGGAGCGAAGACGAAGTGAGCCGCATCAAGCTGTATCTCGCCGAGGAGCGCCAGCCCTGCGGCGTCGCCGGGCAGCTCTCCTGGATCTATTGGCGTCGGATGCTGGAAGCGCCCGCTCCGCCGCTTGCGGACTGCCTCGTGTCGCGCCCGCGTCCGCACCTTCTCGTGATCTGGGAACCGCTTCTTACGAAGGCGCCGGCGCCGCCGAAGGCGCAGCCTTATTGCTGCTACATCAATACGGTCATCTTCTACCACTTCCCCTATATTTGCGGGTTCTCGCGGCCGTGGTTCGCGAACGGCCGCTGGCGCAAAGGGGACCGACGCTCATTCGTCGAATGGGACAAGGTCAAGACGCGGCGCGCGTCGGCGGCAAGCCGATCGGCGCGTCGCCTGATGCCTGACGGTGGCGCCTCCGCGACCTCGCTTCCCTTCCAGGAGGCGATCGACTTCTTCCGGCAGAAGGTCAACGTACCCACGGCGAAGTGGGCCGACATGCTGCACGGGGCGCATACGCGGGCTTTCACCGTCGCCGGCGCCACCAAGGAAGGGATGCTGACCGACTTCCGGGCGGCTGTAGATAAGGCGATCTCGCAGGGAACGACGCTTGAAGAGTTCCGGAAGGATTTCGACGCGATCGTCCAGACATATGGCTGGGACTACAAGGGGACGCGCGGCTGGCGCACCCGGACGATCTACTCGAACAACCTGACGACGGCGTACGCCGCCGGGCGCTGGGCGCAGATGACGGACCCGGACGTCGTCAGGCTCAACCCGTACTGGATGTACCGCCACGCCGACGGCGTGAAGCACCCGCGGCCGGAGCACCTCGCCTGGAACGGCATGGTCTGGCCTGTCGACGATCCGGTCTGGAAGAAGATCTATCCGCCGAACGGCTGGGGCTGCCACTGCTTCGTCGAGCCGATCTCGCGGCGCGAGCTGAAGGCGTTGGGCAAGAATGGGCCGGATACGTCACCGGATCTGCCCACCGAGCAGAAGACGCTCAACACCTCGGCCGGGCCGGTGACGATCGACGTGCCGAAGGGCGTCGATCCCGGCTGGGGCTACGATGTCGGCGAGGCCGCCTACGGCCGCCGGCTTTCCGACGCGACGATGCAGGCGTGGCGCGAACAGGGCGCGGCGGCGTGGGAGCGGTTGGAGCCGTCCGGCGACTGGCGGAGCGCCGGCCGGCCGGAGCAGGTGCCGGTCGACGCCCCGAAGGCGTCGCTGGGACCGAAAGCGCCAGCCGGCGCCGGCGCGCTCGAAGCGCTGGCGAAGCGCGCGATCGGCGGCGTCGACCAGCAGGCGTTTACGCTGCCGGACGGCGATCCGGTGCTCGTCGACGCCGCGGCGCTGGCGAAGCACATCGATCCGGCGCGGGCGCCGTACCTGCCGTTCCTGCCGGAGCTGCTGGCCGATCCCTTCGAGATCTGGATCTCGTTCGAGCGCCACAAGGGCACGGGCCAGGTGCAGCTCCGCAAGCGGATCGTCAAGGTGGTGCGCACGGGCGGCGGCAAGGAAGGGCTGCTGCTGGTCGCGCAGGCGTCGGCCGGGCGCCTGGAGGCGTACACGTTCGTGCCGATCGAGCGGCTCGGCTATCTGCAGCGGCAGCGCGTCGGGCGGTTGCTGTGGGGACGGAAGATCTGATGGAGGGACCTGCGCCGATCGGCCGGCGCGGCGCCCGGCGCCGCATCGTCGGGGCTCGATCCCTCGCGGCGCCTTCGTCGGATAAGAGAGTAGGCGCGGCAGGCCCGCGCTGCAAGCCGGCCCGCGCCACTCGATCAGCAGCTCTCGTTGCTGTTCAACCAGAAGTCCCCCACCTGGGATACGAAGATCTTTTCCAAAACGATCTTCTTGAAACGCGGCCTATTCACCTGTTCGACGACACCGACAAACTGCTGGAGCGCGGCCTGTCCGGACACCGCTTCGATGAACAAGGTGGTATTCGGCAGCTTCCTGCGACTGCGGTCGTTCATCGTCACGCAGTCGTAGAAGCCGGCGGCCTTCGCCGCGTTCTTCACCTCGACCCACCCGTCGCTGAGATCATAAGTGACGACAAATGTTGCCATCGTTCTGCCCTTGGTTTGGAGAGCTCCCCTGCGGATTGCGGAATTTACGGATCGGCGGCGACGACGCGAGTCGCGCCATTAAGAAAGTTTCACAACTTTACCGAGAAGCAAGCGAGTTTGCTGCGGGGTAAACAATGAGCGGCGCGCTGATCAACATCACCGTAAAGGACAGCACCGTCCGCGAGGCCCTCGCGCGGCTCGCCGGAATCGGCGGCGAGACGCTGCAGACGGCGGCATTGAAGAACATCGGCGTCTATCTGGTGAAGTCGACGCAGCGCCGGTTCGCGGAACAGAAGGCGCCCGACGGCACGCCGTGGAAGCCGCTGAACCCGGAGTACGCCAAGGGGAAGAAGGGCACGAAGATCCTGCAGGAGCAGGGGATGCGCGGCGGCCTGCTCGGCTCGATCGTCTGGCAGCTCCGCCCGGACGGCCAAGGCGTCGAGGTCGGCACCAACAAGGTCTACGGCGCCATCCACCAGTTCGGCGGCACGATCGTGCCGCGCACCGCCGAGGCGCTCGTCTTCAAGCTCAACGGCAAGCTCGTCCACGCGAAAAAGGTGACGATCCCGGCGCGGCCCTATCTCGGCATCTCGCCCGACGACGAGACCGAGATGCTCGCAATAGTCGCCGACCTCGCCGAGGAGCGGTGGAACCACCCGTAGCACCCCGGCGTTTGCCCGATCACCAGATGTTCGACCGACACGCGGGGAGCGCCCAGGAAGGCGCGAAACGCCGTCCGGGCGCATGCGGAGTTGCGCGGACGGGTGACCCCCCTCTGAAACGCGTTTAAAACGCCTTCAACGGCGATCCTGCGCGCGCACCGTACCCGTGCGTTGCGTCCCCGGCCCGAATGGACGATGCTGGGGCCACCTTCGGACACCCCCATCGCACCAGAGGACGACCCCCGGAACTCGTTCCGGGTGATGCGCCTCACCCCATAGCGGCACGATCCGATCCGTTCCTTCCGGCGCCACCGATGTCGCCGGTTTTGTCACACGGACGGATCGAACGTTGACCGCAGCCGCCGCCGCCGCACAGCGCGACATCGAGATCTTCAAGCCCGGCCGCCATACGGCGATGTCGGGCCAGACGCTCTCGTTCGCCGCGAGCGACCTCGCCGCGACCGCCGACGCCTACGATCCCTCGCTCTTCGAGGCGCCGCTCGTCGTCGGTCACCCGACGCTCGACGCGCCGGCCTATGGCTGGGTCAAGAGCGTCGCGGTCGGCGACGCCGGCAAGCTCGTGGCGACGCCGCACCAGCTCGACGCGCAGTTCGCCGAGATGGTCGGGGCCGGGCGGTTCAAGAAGGTGTCCGCCAGCTTCTTCGCTCCCGATGCGCCGAACAACCCGAAGCCCGGCGTCTGGTATCTGCGTCATGTCGGCTTCCTCGGCGCCGCCGCCCCGGCGGTCACGGGACTGAAGCCGGTGCAGTTCGCGGCCGAGGCCGCCGGCGTCGTCACCGTCGAGTTCTCGGACTGGGACATCGGCTGGGGCTTCTCGACGATCGCGCGCGGGTTCCAGCGCCTTCGCGAGGCGTGGATCGCGCAGTTCGGCCAGGACGCCGCCGACAAGGCCGTCCCTTCCGACATGATCGACAGCCTGTCCAGCGCGGCCGACAGCGTCACGCGCGACGCGACGATCGCCGCAGTGACCGGCCAGGACGCCGACGACGTCTCCGCCGGCGGCGGTCCCGCGCCGGCCTTCGCCGATGCCACACAACCTGAAGCCGAGGTGGATGCAGTGACCAAGGAAGAGCTTGCCGCGCAACAGGCGGCGCTCAAGGCCGACCAGGAACGGTTGGCCCGCGAGCGCGCCGAGTTCGCGGCGCAACGCCGGATCGAGGACGCGACGGCGTTCGTCGGCGATCTCGTCACGGCGGGCAAGGTGCTCCCGCGCGAGAAGGCCGAGCTGGTCGCCTTCATGGCCGGGCTCGCGCCGGAGGAGACCGTCGAGTTCGCCGCCGGCGACGGCACGCAGGTGACCAAGCCGCGCGTCGAGATCCTGAAGGGCTTCCTGAAGGGTCTGCCGAAGCGCGTCGACTTCGCCGAGCGGACCGCTGCCGGCGACGCTGGCGCGGTGGTCAACTTCGCCGACTCGACCGCGATCGCCGACGCCGCGGCGGCCGTCCAGAAGGAGATGGCCGAAAAAGGCACGCCGGTCTCGGCGGCTACGGCCGTCCAGATCGTCAAGCAGAGGGGCGCCCAGCAATGATGCTCTCGCATCTCGACAGAACGTACGTCGCCCAGGGCGCGATCACGCAGCGCCGCTACGTCAAGTTCGGCACGGTCGACGGGACCGTGACGCAAGCGGCGTCGGCGGCGGACGCGCTGATCGGCGTCTGTATCCAGCCGGGCGGCGCGCTCGACGGCGAGCGCGTCGACATCCGCCGCCTCGGCATGGGCGAGGTGG